GGTTGCTCCCGATCCTAGGCAGCTAATAATGGGAGAACAAAAGGAGATGACATGCCAACCATAATTACAGCTTCAGAGTTGAGATCTGTGCTTGGTGTGTCATCATCCTTGTATTCTGACAGTTATTTAAATCAAATTATTGACACCGCAGAAACAGTTATTCTGCCAATGCTAGTTTCATTCAAAAGCCCAATTCAAAAAGTGTCGCTGACTGATAATGTCGCCACTTTCACTACACTAGGAATTCATGAATTTACCGAAGGACAATCAGTTGTCATCACAGGATGCGGAACACCTTACAACGGAACAAGAGTTGTGTTGGCAGATAATCTTGAACAATATACCTTTTCACAATCGATCACTAATGCCGATTTACTCGAAACTAATGTCATCCCATCCGGAGTTGCTACCCTATCTGGCGGATCAACTTATGTTGGAAATGCAGCTGTTCAATCAGCCGTCTACACAGTTTCAGTCGAAGTTTTCCAAGCAAGACTTGCCGGCGGAGGACAAATAGAAGGAGTAGATTTTACAGCTACACCTTTTAGAATGGGTCGATCATTATTTAACAAATGCGTTGGTTTGCTTGGTTCATATATTGACACAGACAGCATGGCTCAATAAATGCCAAATCAAACAATCCTTGAGCAGATCAGAACACCTTTAGCAACCGCTTTATCTGTTGTTGCAGGAAATGTTTATGGTTATGTGCCTGAAACAGTTATTCCTCCAGCTGTGGTTGTCGTGCCTGATTCTCCATATTTAGAATTTGAAACAATAAGCAAAAGCAACATTAGAGCCAAAATCAATTTTACAATATCAGTCGCCGTTGCTTACAACAGCAATCCTGCGTCGCTCGACAATATCGAGCAATTGATCATAAGTGTTCTGGCAGTCATTCCAGTTGGATATATTGTCAGCTCGGTTGAAAGACCGACAGTTTCACAAGTTGGTGCATCAACGCTGCTTATCGCAGATGTTCGAGTATCTACCTACTACACACAAACAGTCTAAGGAGAAATCATGGCAACAGTCGTAATTACCGGTCGTGATGTTGGTTTATCTTTCACAGGTGGAACAGATATTCAAGCACAAGCGACAAATGCAGTTCTAACAAAAGTTAATGATCGTCAGGTCTATCAGACCCTTGACGGCGAGGCTTACAAGACAGTTAATGTTTCTGGAACATTCCAGTTGGACATGTTGGCTGATTGGGGCAAGGCAAACTCAGTTTGTGAGGCTCTATGGGCTGCTGCTGAAACAGCACCAGACACAGATATCAGCATGACTTTGACAGCTGCATCAGGAGCACAATTTGTGTTCCCAGTAAAGCCAGAATATCCAACAGCCGGCGGATCAGGAGTAGATGCACAAACTGTGTCATTTACTTTCACAGTATCCAAGGGTGCAGTTGTAGAATCATTTAGTTAAAAAATAGAAACGGGAGCAAAATGAAACTACCAATTACAATTGAATATAACTCAGGCGAGCAAGCCACTTATGTAGCCCAACCGCCTGAGTGGGCAAAGTGGGAAAAAACAACTGGTCATACCATAAGCCAAGCGAAAGATAAACTTGGCATGTGGGATCTTATGTTCTTGGCATATAACGCTCATAAGCGAGAAAATGCAGGAAGTCCAGTAAAACCATTTGAGGCTTGGATGGAAACAGTCAGCGATGTAATAGTCGGTGATGCAAACCCAAAAGCCACCCAGCAGGAAGCCTAAACAGATTATTGGTTGAGTTGGCAATAGCCACCAAAATACCAATGAGTGAATGGGTTGATGCAGAGGATATTTTAACAGCGATAGAAGTATTGGAGGCTCGACATGGCAGTTAGCACAGAGCCTTCAATTTTCTTTTCAAAAAGAGAATTAAACCAAATCTCAAGAGTTTTTCGTAGCATGGATGATATTGCAAAAGAACAAGCCAAAAGCAAAATTCAAGAATTGGTTGGCAAGCAATTATCTGCAATTAGAGCTATTGCTCGATCAAGAGGTAAGGTTGCACAAAGAGTTGCCGATGGTGGGCAAGTTAAAAAGTCATCATTACAGGGTGAATTAAAGTTTGGATTTGCTTCACAAAGATTTTCAGGCGGAGCAACAACTCAATTTAACACTCGCAACGATGCAAAAGGTAATCGTAAAGGTATTGGCGCAGGTGCAGAATTTGGATCTAGCAATTACCCACAATTTCCAAGATGGTCTGGTCCAATGCCTAAAGGTCCGGGTTCAAGAGGTTGGTTTATTTATCCTGCAATTAGAGAATCTCAACCAGAAATTATTAAAGAATTTGATGAAATTATTACCAACATTGTAAAGGAATGGTCTGATGGCAGCCAACAGTAATAGATCATTAACGCTTTCAATTGTTGCTGATATTGATAATCTGCAAAAAGGATTAAAAAAAGCAGATACAGAAATTGAAACATTTGGCGATAAGGTCAGCGCATTTGGTAAAAAGGCTGCTGCTGCTTTTGCGGTTGCTGCCGCTGCTGCTGCTGCCTATGGCACTAAATTAGCCATTGATGGGGTCAAGGCTGCCATAGAGGATGAGCAAGCACAGTTAAGGTTAGCAAATGCCCTAAGAGAGGCTACAGGGGCAACTGATGCCCAAATAAAGGCAACTGAGGACATGATCCTTCAAACTTCCCTAGCCACAGGCGTTGCTGATGATCAATTGCGACCAGCTTTTCAAAGACTTGCTGTTTCAACTAAAGATACAGTTGAAGCCCAGAATTTATTAAACCTTGCTTTAGATATTTCAAAAGGTCGAGGATTAGAACTCGAAACAGTTGCAAACGCATTAGGTAGGGCTCAAGATGGCAACACCACAGCTCTAGGCAGACTGGGTCTTGGATTATCAAAGGCTGAATTATCGACTCTTTCATTTACCGAAGTTCAAGCAAAGTTATCTGATCTTTATGGTGGCGCAGCAGCTGCAAACGCCGAAACATTCCAAGGCAAGATTGATCGATTGAAAGTTGGATTTGATGAGGCTAAAGAAAGCCTAGGCGTTGCTTTATTGCCACAGGTTGAGCGATTTATTGGATTCTTAAATGATACTGGAATCCCTACTCTCAATGCTTTCATTGCAGGATTAACAGGTGATAAAGGATTAAGCGCATCATTGAATGAAACTCAGAGAAGTGCTGAGAGTTTTGGAAAAGGCATTTCAGTAGTTGCTGGAATTATCTCAGGATTTATTACATTTGTTCGAGAAGCAATCGGGTTGGTTGTATCACTTGCCAATGAGTTGATCAGAGTTGCCAACATTGTTCCGGGTGTAAATATCGGATCAATTCCTAATCCAGCACCATCTGCTCAATTGTCCTCATTGCCATCAATCTCATCAAACACTAGAGAAAACCGGACATCAACAGTTAATAACATTACAGTTCAATCAGTTGATTCCGAAGGTGCTGCTAGAGCTGTTGCAAAGGTCTTAAATGAGAGTGCATCAAGATCAGTTCCACAGCTTTACAACAGCGGGATTACTAGGGCTCGATAATGACAGTTTGGACACCAGACTGGAAACTTACTGTTGCAGGAACTGATTACACAGACATTGCAATTGCTGACATTACTCATCAATCAGGTCGAAGCGATATTTACTCTCAGCCCAACCCATCTTATTTACAGATTGCTTTAGTTGCTTTATCTGGTCAAACCTTGCCTTTTGCCATCAATGACAGTTTGAGTTTGCAGGTCAAAAATAGTTCCGGATCTTATGTCAATTTGTTTGGCGGAGATATAACTGACATTACTGTTGAGGTAGGTGCAACTGGGTCAGTAGCAACTGTGGTTAATTACACCATCCTAGCAATGGGATCTTTAGTCAAACTTGCCAAAGAAATCTATAACGGCACAATCTCACAGGATGAGGATGGCAACCAGATTTATGATTTGCTTTCAAGTGTTTTGCTTGGATCTTGGAATGGTGTTCCAGCAGCTACAACTTGGGCAACCTATGATGCAACGACTACTTGGACAAATGCTCAAAATCAAGGGCTTGGAGAAATTGATCAACCTGGTCTTTACACAATGGAAAATAGAGCTGCTGAACCCGATACAATTTACAACATTGCAAGTTTTATTGCTGACAGCGCATTTGGCTATTTGTATGAATCATCTAATGGAGATATTGGGTATGCTGATGCCGACCATAGGCAAACTTACTTAGCAGCCAATGGTTATATTGATCTAGACGCTAACCATGCTTTAAGTCAAGGATTATCGACAATTACTAGATCAGCAGATATTCGCAATGACATATTTATCAACTACGGCAATAACTTTGGATCACAGGAAACCGCCTCAAGTGCATCATCAATTGCTTTATATGGCTACAAAGCCGAAAGTATCAACTCAGTTATTCATTCAGCTGCAGATGCTCAGGAAGTTGCAGATCGATACATTGCCCAACGAGCCTTTCCATTACCAGCATTTCAATCTATAACCTTCCCAATAACGAATCCTGAAATTGATGATAGCGATAGAGATAACCTTTTGACTGTGTTCATGGGTCAGCCTTTGAATATCCAAAACCTACCACCACAGATTTCATTAGGCGAGTTTGAAGGTTATGTTGAGGGTTGGTCTTGGCGCACTCGCTTTAATGAACTATTTTTAACAATAAATCTTTCACCAGTTGCGTTCAGTCAAGTCGCTATGCGATGGAATGCTGTGCCTGTTGGTGAGGCATGGAACACTTTAAGCAATACTTTGACATGGGAATACGCTACAATCGTAGCCTGAGATAAAGGACAATATGGCAACCACTACTAACTACGGCTGGACAACACCAGATGATACAGCTCTGGTCAAAGACGGCGCATCTGCTATCCGCACACTTGGATCATCTGTTGATACAACAACAAAAGCATTAAACCCTTCAACCACACTTGGAGATGTTGAATACAGATCATCAACTGCAAATACAAACACAAGACTTGCGATTGGAACAACTGGTCAAGTGTTAAGCGTTGTCGGTGGTGTTCCTGCTTGGGCAGCTGTTGATGCAAATTCAATGACACTATTATCAACAACAACTTTATCTGGTGCAACAACCACTATTTCAAGTATTTCAGGAAGTTATAAAACATTAGTCGCTTATATTTTTGGAGTCACCAACGCAACTGCAGATGGTACTTTTAATTTAGCACCAAATGGAAGTTCAACAATTACTGGTAATAGCCGAATAAGTAATAGTTCTATTGCTTGGGCTTTTAGTGGTAATTCTCCTTTAAGATTATCCCCAGCTACTGCTGGTGTTCTTCCAACTTCAAGTAATTCTAGTAATGCTTGGACTTTAGAAATATCAAATTATGCATCAACAACTGCTCGTAAAAGTTTTCAAGTTTTTGGCGGTTATCATTGTTCCGATACTGACCCAGACTTATTTGGTTATGCTAATTTTGGAGTAATTAATACAACTTCTGCAATTACTTCTTTAGTATTTTCAAACGCAGGTGGAAATTTATCAACAGGAACAGTCCTACTTTACGGAGTGAAATAATATGGCTAAATTAACACGACCATTAGTTAGAATTCATAATATTGAAACCGATGAGGTTATTGATAGAGAAATGAATGATGATGAGTTCTTTCAATATCAAGCAGAGCAAACAGCACAGGCTAATCAACAAAGCGAAGCCGATGCTAAAGAAGTTGCTAAGGCTGCAATTCTTGAACGCATTGGTTTAACTGCTGATGAATTAAAAACGATACTTGGCTAATGAAGGCTTGGTTATCTAAATCTGCCGTTCAATTTCGGGAGCAACTTGATGATTGCTTCCCAGAGCGTTTGCGTAAATCTGATGGGTGGATTGGTGATTCTCGACATAGCGCACGAAAGAGCGATCACAACCCAGATGCAACAGGATGCGTGCGAGCAATTGATATTGACGCTCGGCTTTCTGACGACAAAGGGCTTTCAGCATACTTGGCAGATCAAATTCGACAATATGGGAAAACCTCTAAGCGCATCAGTTATGTAATCCACCAAGAAAAAATTGCTTCACCATTATTGGGCTGGCGTTGGAGAAAATACAAAGGCATCAATAAACACAACCATCACATTCATATCAGCTTTAACAAAAACCAAGACAACAATTCAGATTTCTTTAATATCCCACTACTAGGAGGCAATGCATGAAACTAACAAACAAACATAAGGCTGCAATCAAGTCATATCTAAGAGCTGTGGCTGCCTCTGGAATAACTGTTATTTTGGCAATTGTTGCTGACATCAGACCAGAACTAGCCATTCTTGCCGGTGCGTTAGTTGCACCAATTGCTAAGGCAATAGATCCAAAATCAGGGAGCGAAGTTGATTATGGACTTAATGCGAAATGAGCCCAAACGAATTAGTCGCCTTTGGCGTTGGCGTATCCGCAATCGCAACCAGTTTGTTGCTGGGTCTGCGCTGGGTTATTAAGTCTTACCTATCAGAACTCAAGCCAAACTCAGGTTCATCAATGAAGGATCAAATCTCAAGACTTGAACAGCGTGTCGATGACCTGTTTGTCTTAATCAGTAAGCGATAATTTTATTTATGGCGAACACACGAAAACCCAATAAACGGAAAAAGATCAATCGTCGAGTCGTTCGCCAATCTCCTGAGCCGTTATCTAAATTAGATCAGCACTATACGGCTTTACATGAATGCTATAAAGCAGCTAGAAAAGCAGGATTTACACCTGAGCACGCATTCTGGCTAATGACAGAACATAAGACTTTCCCTGATTGGATTGTAGGCGATGGTGGGATCATCCCATCCATAGATCCAACTGACGATGAGGATGACGATTAAGCGATACTTAGTAATAAGTGATTTGCAAATTCCATATCACCATGAAGCAGCTGTTAAGAATGTCATCAAGCTGGCAAGGCGTGAGAAGTTTGATAGCGTTCTATGCGTTGGCGATGAGATTGACTTTCAAACCATTTCTCGATGGGCTGAAAAAACACCTTTGGCTTATCAACAGACCCTTGATGCTGACCGCAAACAAACTCAAGATATTCTTTGGGCTTTAACTGAAAATGCCAAGGAGGCCCATATTGTTAGATCAAATCATACAGATCGGCTTTACAACACACTTTTGAAAGTGCCGGGGCTCATTAGCCTCCCAGAACTGCAATACGCCAAGTTTATGGATTTTGACAATCTAGGCATTACTTTTCACAAATCATTTTATGAATTCGAAAAGGGCTGGATTTTGGCTCATGGCGATGAAGGCAACACCAATCCCAATGCCGGCATAACTGCCCTTAATTTGGCTAGGAAGGCTGGTAAGAGCGTGGTCTGTGGTCATACCCATAAACTAGGCATGAGTGCCTTTTCAGAGGGCTTAGGAGGTCATTACAGACCTTTATATGGCATTGAGGTAGGAAACCTTATGAATAAGGCAAAAGCCTCTTACACGAAAGGCTTAGCCAATTGGCAGATGGGTATTGCTATCCTTGAATGGAACGGCAAAAACATGACTCCAACGCTGATTCCTATTAACAAAGATGGCTCATTCACAGCTCTTGGAAAGTCGTATGGGGCTTGAAACCGACTATAGGGATCGTACGATTGATGATCATATTGATCAATTTGAGGCTCTTGGCGTTATCTAATCGTTA